TTAGAATGTGGGACATGATCATATACAATGATCTGAAAAGGAAAGGCATTGTCATTCCACCCAAAAAAGAACAAGAAAAACAGGAGAAGTATGCAGGAGCGTATGTCAAAGAACCTATACCTGGTATGTACGACTGGGTTGTTTCTTTTGACCTCAACAGTCTGTATCCTCATCTTATTATGCAGTACAATATATCTCCAGAAACTGTTTTAGACGAGAGATTCCCATCTGTTTCTGTTGATAAACTGTTGAATGAGGAGGTAGACCTATCAAACCTAAAAGACGTGACAGTTTGCCCTAATGGTGCTATGTTTACTACTAAGAAACGTGGTTTCCTACCCAAATTAATGGAGAAAATTTACAATGAACGTGTCATATTCAAGAAAAAAATGCTTGAGGCAAAGAAGGAGTACGAAAAGACACCTTCAAAGCGTCTCGAAAAGGAGATCGCCAGATGTAACAACATCCAGATGGCGAAAAAAATTCAACTTAATAGTGCCTATGGTGCTATCGGTAACAACTATTTTCGTTATTATATGCTTGCGAATGCTGAAGCGATTACTCTCGGAGGTCAGTTCAGCATTCGGTGGATCGAGCGTAAAGTCAACCAATACATGAACAATGTATTGAAAACACAGGAGAAAGACTATGTTATTGCTTCAGATACTGATTCCATTTATCTTCATATGGGTCCTTTGGTCGAAGTTGTATACAAAGGGAGAGAAAAGAATGTTGAAAGCGTCGTTACGTTCCTTGATAAGGTCTGTAAGGTGGAACTTGAAAAATATATTTCGGATTCTTACGAAGCGTTGGCGACGTATGTAAATGCATACGAACAAAAGATGTTCATGAAGCGAGAAACAATCGCTGAACGTGGTATATGGACAGCAAAGAAAAGATATATGCTCAACGCATGGGATATAGAGGGAGTTAGATTTGCTGAACCCAAACTAAAGATGATGGGCATCGAAGCAGTGAAATCATCTACCCCTGCACCATGTCGTAAGATGATCAAAGATGCTATCAGCATCATTATGAATGAGTCGGAGGACAATGTTCAAGCATATATCAAGAAAATGAGGGTAGATTTTCGTAACATGAACCCTGCTGACGTAGCATTTCCCAGAACATGTAACAACGTGGGAAAATATAGAAGTCACATGACAATATATCAGAAAGGAACACCCATACATGTTAGAGGTTCTCTACTTTTCAATCATTATGTAAAGGAGAAAAATTTGTTGAGTAAATACAATGTAATCAACAATGGTGAGAAGATAAAGTTCTGTTATTTGAAGAGTCCTAATCCTATTCGTGAGAATGTTATCTCATTCATCAACGATTTTCCTGTTGAACTAGGTTTAGCACCATATATTGACTATGATTTACAATTTGACAAATCATTTATTGAACCACTCAAGGCAATTTTAGATGCTATTGGGTGGTCTGTTGAAAAACAAGCAACATTAGATTCTTTTTTTATATAAACAATGTTTTTTGATAAGATAAGTCTGGTGACAGGTGGGTTTGATCCTATACACAGTGGACACATACAGTATTTTGCTAGAGCAAAAGACCTATCAAACTATCTTGTAGTGGGATTGAACGGTGACCCATGGTTGACAAGAAAGAAAGGGCAATACTTTCAATCTTGGACAGAACGTGCAGATATTATACGTCATCTTGACATGGTTGACGCTGTAATATCATGGGATGATGCTGATGACTCTGCCTGTGGTGCTATAGAGAAATGTCTTGACATCTCACAGACAGTTGTCTTCTGTAATGGTGGTGATCGTGGCAAAGGTAACACACCAGAACTTGACAAGTTTCAAAATAATGATAGAGTTAAGTTTGAATGGGGTATTGGTGGCACAGATAAAATGAACAGTAGTTCATGGATTCTACACGGATACTTTGAACGCCAACGTAAATTATTAGGCATCTAATTATGGATTTATTGAATGAGATAGTAAAGGAGATTGGTTCTGACTATGCAAAAATTGCCTCTAATGAAGAGGATACGGAACAGTACATTGATACGGGATCTTACGTGTTCAATGGACTCGTGTCAGGGTCTATTGTTGGTGGTGTTAGTAGTAATCGCATCACCGCTATTGCTGGCGAGACATCTACTGGTAAAACTTTCTTCTCCCTCGCAGTTGTCAAGAATTTCTTGGACAATAATCCTAACGGTTATGTTCTGTACTTCGATACTGAAAGTGCTGTCAATAGAGAACTCCTCGAATCTAGAAACATTGACACAAAAAGGGTTGGACATATTGAAGTTGTCACTGTAGAAGAGTTTCGTAACAAGGCACTCAAAGCATTAGAGATATATTTGGATAAACCAACAGAAGAGAGAACACCATGTTTATTCGTGCTAGACTCATTAGGCATGCTTTCTACTGAAAAAGAAATCAAAGATGCATTAGAAGACAAGAGCGTCAGAGACATGACAAAATCACAACTTGTCAAAGGTGCATTCCGTATGCTCACACTCAAATTAGGTCAAGCAAATGTCCCACTCATTGTCACGAATCATACATACGATGTCATCGGAGCTTATGTTCCAACGAAAGAAATGGGGGGAGGTTCTGGACTCAAGTATGCAGCGAGTACAATCATCTATCTCAGCAAGGCAAAAGAAAAAGATGGAGCAGAAGTCATTGGAAATGTTATCACGGCAAAGACTGTCAAATCGAGGTTGAGTAAAGAAAATAAAGCAGTCAAGATACGATTGTTCTATGATGAACGTGGTCTTGACAAATACTATGGTTTACTTGATCTTGCAGAGAAGTATGACATAGTAAAGAAGGTGGGAAATAGATATGAAATCAAAGGTAAGAAGGTGTACGCTAAAGAGGTATATTCACATCCAGAAAAATACTTTGATGATGAGATTATGCAAGCACTAGACGAGGTAGCAAAGAAAGAGTTTAGTTATGGTGAGTGAAAGAGTTCCCCTAACGATACTCAACAATCTAATTCATGATGAAGAATACACAAGGAAGGTCATTCCATTCATAGAGGAGGATTATTTTGAGGAGAGATCTGATAAGGTTGTATTTCAAGAGATATCAACATTTCTCAAACAATATGATAGTTTACCTAGCAAAGAAGTCTTACACATTGAAGTAGGTAAGAGAACAGATCTTACACAAGATGAGTTTCAATCCACAGAACAACTCATCAATGCATTAGGGGAGGCAGAATACGAGCAAGAATGGGTGTATGATACCACTGAAGCATGGTGCAAAGAGAGAGCGATATACAATGCATTGATGGAGAGCATCAAGATTGCTGATGGTCAAGATGATAAGAAAAATAGAGATGCAATTCCTAGTATATTATCTGATGCACTAGCAGTTGGATTTGATCAACACGTTGGACATGATTACATAGACGATGCAGAGGATCGTTACGCTTTCTACCACAAAGTTGAGAACAAAATACCATTCGACCTTGAGTATTTCAACAAGATTACGTCAGGTGGGTTATCTGATAAGACTCTCAACATTGCTCTTGCAGGCACTGGTGTTGGTAAGTCTTTATTCATGTGTCATGTTGCCAGTTCTTGTCTTACACAAGGTAAAAATGTCTTATACATCACTCTTGAGATGGCAGAGGAGAAGATTGCAGAGAGGATAGATGCAAATTTATTGAACACAAATATTAGAGATATAGCAGAGTTACCACAAACTACATTTCATAAAAAAATTGATAAACTTGCTGCAAAAACAACAGGCAAATTAATCATCAAAGAATATCCCACAGCATCAGCACATTGTGGACATTTCAAAGCATTATTACAAGAATTGAAGTTGAAGAAATCGTTTATACCTGATATAATATTTGTAGATTATCTCAATATCTGTGCATCTTCTAGGTATAGGAGTGCAGTAAACGTCAATTCTTATTCTTATGTCAAGGCAATCGCAGAAGAACTCAGGGGTCTCGCAGTCGAAGCGTCTATCCCCATCTGCTCGGCTACGCAGACTACAAGGTCTGGGTTTGCTAGTAGCGACCCTAATCTTACTGACACTTCAGAAAGCTTTGGTTTGCCAGCTACTGCTGATCTTATGTTTGCTTTGGTCAGCACCGAAGATATGGAAGAACTTGATCAAATAATGGTCAAGCAACTCAAAAATAGATACAATGATCCTACCATAAACAAGAGGTTTGTTGTCGGCATTGATCGTGCAAAGATGAGATTGTATGACTGTGAACAGTCAGCACAAACTGACATCCTTGACGATGGTGATTCAGAGGTGTATAATAAGTTACAGGAATCTAAAGCTAAATTCGATGACTTCAAATTTTGATAATTACAAACGTTTCGTCAATACTGTTACGAGCACAGAGTCTAAAGACTCCGACGCTTTTATTTACCGTCTACAAGAGCTTGGTGGTTCTGTTGCTATTCAACGCCTTCTTACTGCTAGTGTTGGGATTAGTGCCGAGTCTGGTGAGTTTATGGAGATCGTCAAAAAAATAATATTTCAAGGCAAACCATGTAGCGAAGATAATCTTGAGCATCTAAAGATAGAATTGGGTGATATCATGTGGTACGTTGCTCAAGCATGCATGGCACTTGAAATAGATTTGGATGAGGTGCTTGATAAAAATATAAAAAAATTAGAGAAGAGATATCCTGAGGGACATTTTTCAGAATTTTATTCAGAGAATAGAAAAAAAGATGATAGATAATAAATTTTTCAAAGATAAATTAGTTGAGAAAATAAAGAAAGGCGAACGTATACGTCGAGATGAACCTGCTATTAAATATCTCAATGAAGATGAGAAACGTTTACTTGAACCTTTATTTTTAGAGGATGATTTAGATAAAATTTTTGATAAATTTTATATTGTTGCGGAACTAATATGTGATATGGGTCATACAATTAATTGGGATTATCCTTTTCATTGTTTGAGTTGTGGTTGTCAATCACATCGAGTTATTTTAGATTATAAAAACAATTACTTATTTTATGCTAAACTTTCGTGTAATAATTGCAATCGTTGGGGCAAGTGGATAAGCAAAGAAGATGTTGAAAGTGGTAGAACAAAACTTCCAAAATATCTTGATCTTGGAAATGATTATAATAATATAAATGATGCACTTGATATCGAATAAATATCGACATGGAAGATCTAGTCGATGTGCTTATAGAGATGTACACCATCTCACCTAAAAGAAAACAACTACAGAGACGTGAGATGGAAGATTTCATGAGGTTTTTTGTAGCGTTTACTGAGACAGATGATAAATATATTCATATGAGAAATGCAGGTCTGCGTTTTATCAAACAACATGAACATAAAATCTACAAACAGATAAGTGAAAGCGTTCCAAACATTCATAACAGAAGCAAGGACTACCAAAGCATCGCAAGAAGCAAAGCGATTGGGATTGGTAGGAGACGGACACGGTGATTGGTATGATCGCACTGGTAAACTTATAGCAAAAACTGTTGCAGGTGACCTCAAATATTTTGGTAGTGGTGGTGCCAAACAAGATGAGGGTGGAAGTAGATCAAGTGTAGGCACTGTCAACAGAGGTCGTGGCACATTTGCAAAAGACATTGTAAACAATCTCAAATTACAACCACCTACTCCTGATGACAGAAGAGTTGCAGCACCACAACAAGGTGGTGATAGAACATTAGTTGGTCAGGCAAAAGATAACGGACCTTTGACTATTGCTTTTGATAAGTTTGATGATGAGGAGATATCAAACAATCTAATTAGCACTGTAGAGGAATTATCAAAGAACAGATTTTTCTACATATTTCCAAGTAGAGAAAGTAACATTGAGGAACTAAAGAATGCTTACCCTAAGATTAGTGAGTCCATCATCGATGACACCAATGCAGAGACAATCTACGATGTCCTCCAATCATTGTACGAAAATGGGTTTGATGCAATTAATATTGTGGTTAGAAAATCCAGAGCAGAAGCAATCTCAAAACTAGCTTACGAACAGAACGGTGAGTTATACAACTTTGTCATGCTCAACGTAATACCTGCAGATGAAAGGACAATAAGAGAACAATATATTGCTGGTGATATATTCAAGGTGGGTTCGATGATAGAGTCAAGAGGTAAAGAGGGTAAGGTAATAAGAAGAGGTGCTAATCATCTCATATGTTTAGATGAGAATCAAAATATGTTTAGGTGTTGGGTATCTGAAGCAAAAGAGTCTCATTTTATATTGCCAGTTGACTTTTGATAAATAATAAGCGATAAGTTTTTGGAAACAGATGAGTAATCCTTGGGCACAATCCTTTGAAGATTTAAGATCTCCATATTTGCAAGAAAAAAAAGCAAAGAAGGACTATGATGGTGATGGTAAAATTGAAAGTGGTGCAAAGGAGTACCGTGGAGTAGTTCATAATAAGATACAGAAAGCAAAAGGTGGCAAGGCAGACGGTCAGGATACCTCAAGTGTCAAGGAACATCATCAGAAAGATGCTGATGGCAATCCTATAGAGCATGGTGATGGAACACCAGCAAGTGTAGATGAGGCAAAGATTGATAAGATTGATCCTAAGAATAAGAGAAAGAGAAGAAACGAGGTATCGTTTGGTAAACAAACTAAACCTTATGACCCACCAACTAAGGCATATAAGAACGTGATGGGTAAGTTCTTACAGAAACAAAGGAAGGAAAGGCATGATAAGATGCGTGGAACTACATACAAAAGACCAAAGTCTTCGGATTCCAAATACGAGGAATTTGTGCTAGAAGCAGATAAGAAAGGAAAGGGTAGTGGATCTAAGGATGCATGTTACCATAAGGTAAAGTCACGTTATAGTGTATGGCCTAGTGCATATGCATCAGGTGCCTTAGTCAAGTGTCGTAAGGTAGGTGCTAAGAACTGGGGTAACAGTAGCAAGAAAGAAGAGTTTGATTACTATCAAATGCCTATGAAGTCCTTTGAACAGATGGTAGGTGAGTGTTGGAAGACTCATGAGCAACGTGGAATGAAGAAGAAGGGCAATAGGATGGTTCCCAATTGCGTACCCAAAGGATCACCTAGAAAGGAAGAAGTAGCATACGAGGCAGTCAAGAATCCTAAGTTAGACATCAAAGAGACTGGTGTAAAGAACAAGATTGAGATCAACCCTGAGATTA